AGGGAAAGCACCAGTAGATCTTACATATATTGTATCATCACTAGAACTAACTTCCTTTAATAATCCAGTCAAGAAGAATGATTCTGATGCTTGAGACTGTCTTGCTCTTGCCTTTCTTTTCAAATCAACAAGTTTCTGGAAAATCACATTAGGTTGAGTTGTATATCCTCTACCAGGATCAACAATATCAACAGCAATAACAGATCCTTGAGAAATTCTTGCAACAGCTTTTGCTCCAAGACCTCCTCCACCAGTAATTAAAATGTAAGGAGGCTCAGCATAGAATTCTCCTGGATCAACTACGCTGATACTAGTTATTTTTCCAGTAATATCTATAGATGCAGCACCAGTTGCTCCTTGACCGCCACCACCTTCAAATATAAGAGATGGCGGAGTTAAGAAATTTCTTCCGTCCGTTAATAATGTTAAACCTGTAATGGTTTGTACAGTTGGTGTAACTGTTGCTCCCGATCCTTCACCACCAAGTATTGTTGCTTGAGTAGAACCAAAGTATCCATCTCCAGTCTTAACCATTTTAATGAAATCGATCTCACCGTTACTAACATTGACGCTACCTTCAGCACCAAAAGGAAACTCTGTTGCTGCAGTGGATAGTGTATCTCCTTCAAATATTGGTGCTCCATATAATTTTGGACCTAGAACATATGGATATATAGGATCACCACTACCATTCTCACTCATAAAATAGCAATATGTGCCATTAGGATATTCTGGAGTTGAAGCAAAAATACCATTTTGTTCGTCAAGTAATCCAAGACCTTCTTCATATATGTAATCTTGTGTGAAATCACCCATCACATATCCATTATTAACTAAACGATATCCAATACCTGTGCCACTATATGAGAATGCATATATGACTGTTGGTGCGTCTACTCTTGATTCATATTGAATAGATCTTGTAGTAGCACTAGTAAATCCACTAATATAATCTTGGTAAAATACTTCTGCACCATTAATAAAATACTTTATAGCATCAGAAAAAACATAGTTGGTATCACCAATATCCGTAGATTGTCCTGTAGAATGCCAACCATCTTCGGTATTACTAAACAATGCAATGTAACTATCATTTGATGAATCATCAAAATTGAATGTATATGTCTTTCCTCTGTCAAGATTTAAAACTTCTAATAATTGACCACCAACTAAAAACTTTCCATTGGAAGCAGTTATTGTATGTGTAACACTACCAGTTGTTGTTTGTGCAGGTCTATTACCATCAACTTCAACACCAGTCTTTAATCTGAATGAAGTTGTCATTCTCCCTACAGTATTACCACTAGTATATCCATAAGGACCATAAATTGGATATCCATCAAATGACATTCCTAAAATTTTAGAATGTCCATTAGCATGTCTACTATAATCTGGTGTTCCACCATTATTATAAAAATCAGTAATATAGTAATTATTTGGAAGAGGGTCATCATCAATCTCTGAATTAAATGTGATGTAACCTTCGTTACCTTCATAACCAGACATGTAGTTATGATTACCACAATAATAATAAATCCTTGATGCCTCATCAGCATTCATTATAAACAATGCTTGATACTCATTCTCATAATCTGCAGCAGGTGCCCCCGATGCTCCAGTGCTGTTATAATATATCGTACCAGGAGTACTTGTATTCAAAGGACCATCAGGAGTTGTGCTAAACCTCATTGGGTGGTTTTGATTACTATCATCACTCTGATCCCAAATAATCAAATAATTTCTTTGTACTTGAATATCTTCTGGTGCAAGATAATATGTTCCTGGAACAAATGGACCAAACTCATGTGCTTCCTCTCCAAACTCGATATAGAATATACCAGTAGGGTCAAAGGTTCTTGCATCCTCAGTAAGAGTAACATAAAAACCATTAGATCCTATAAGTCTATCAAGACGATTAAATGTACCTGAAACCAATCGTAAATATATTCTTGTAACAACTCCTGAACCATCCCTAACAACTTTTGCAACTTCTGCAGTTCCATCACCATTAACAATACTTACTGTTCTTCCAATTTCTATTGGTGTGCCACCATTATTCTCCTCAACACTAGTTACACTTATCATAATATTATCAGTTTCTGTCTTCACTTTCCAAGTAAATGGGTGCAACAATCCATTCTCAAATGCACCATTATCTTGTGCAAGTTGATCAATTAACTTACTAGACTGATAATAATATTGTTGAGTATCGATAACACCATCAAATTCATCATTTGATTTGAGATGTGTATGTTTTACTGTATCGATATCGAAATTAGTTGGTGCTCCACCCAATGCTCCCCATTCTGGTGTATGTAATAAAACACCATTAGACATTATACCTACTGCTTTATTTCTTTGAAATTCTCTTGCTACAGGATTTGGTACTTCTTTACCACCCCTATAGATAAATTGTTGATTGAAAGTATCGTCTATTAACGTTGTAGTACCACCAGGCACTCTTAAATTTGTAGTTGTAATATTAGAAGGTTTAGGATCACCATCTGTCTGTATTGTTAATCTATCTGTATCTGTGGCAAAACTACCAGTAGTAATGGAATTTGGACTAGATTGCCATATCCTATTAATATCAAAGGAAGTTTCAACAGTAGGTGTATCCTGTAAGGGAGTTATAGAAACACGCAATGGATCATAACCCAATCCAGGTTCTAAGACTCTTACATGAATAATTTTACCCGATTCATCATCAATAATTGGATATAATAACGCTTCTTCTGTAGGAGTACCACAGCCAGTAATAGTAAGTCTAGGTGGATCTACACTTTCGTATTCCTTACCACCTTCAATTACTTTGACTGCTTTTATGCCAAAGACTTTATTGAATAGAGGCTCAATTACTGCTCCAGATCCAGGTACTGTTCTTGCCATTTAATTATGAGACAATGTTAATAACACCATTCATCAACGCATGAATTGTGCATTGGTAATATAGAACGTTTGGTGCGTCCATAGGGACGGTAAAATATAATATATTACTTCCACTACCAGTTTGACCATCAGTGTATGGTGCTCCTTGTAAACCTTGTGCGGATTGTATCCTAAATGGGTGATTACCACCATTTACACTATTATCAAATGCATAGGTAAATCCTCTATAAAGATAGACTGTTGGATCATTGGTTGCACTAGCAAATCCAGGTCCAGCAAAAGTAAAGTGGGAAGATCCATCAGATCCCAAATCCCACCAAATAATTGGACTTGAAGTTCTTACCCAACTAAGACCATCATAAAATATTGAGTTACCTTGAGCAAGTCCAGCAATATTAGTGTCTGTTAAACCTGCAAAGGTTGTAATGGGACTACCATTAAAGTCAATTGTTAATGTATCACCAACAACACTAGTAACAATATCATTACCTCCAGTAACAGTTAATGTATCTGAAGAACTATCAGCAGTTGTAGATCCTGTGTCACCAGCAACTGTAGCAAATAGGTTAACATTTGATAAACCAGCGTCATCAGCAGCAGGTACCCACTTATTACTAGTATCATTCCATTTAAGTACTTGGTTTGCTGTAGGAGCAGCAGTAGTGGTATCTACGTCTGATAAACCATCAATACTGGTATATTCTGTTAGAAGTTTTGCTCTTGTATCACCAACACCACCTGTAGTGATATTAATGTTTACATATGGATTATCATCACCATCAACAGTGAAAAAGTATCCAGTAAAATCTGCAGCAACAGGAGCCGCAGCTAATGAGCTATATTCACCTTTATGTCTTAGAAGAGCAGGAATGTCAATTGCACCATTTGCTCCAAGAAATGTAGATGTAATTCCACCAACTGTTAGTAGAAGATTGCCAGTACCATTTGGTGCGATTACAACATTACCATTACTTGATGAAATTATAGAGTTGCTATTTACATCTAGGGATGATGTAAGAGCACTATAGTCAGATGAAACAAAACCTGCTCCATCATATCGCAACACTTGCCCTGTACCAGCATTAGTCACACTAATCTGAGTAGTAACACTATTACCTATAGCTGAATACAACTCTGTAAAGTTGTCATTTATTTTATCACCACCAACACGGAGTGTATCTCCAGTGTTGTCTCCTGCGGTGGTACCTATTCCTATTACTTGCTTGGCCATAAGGCAATATGTTTTTAGTTATTTATGAGGTTAAACGATTTCTGGATCTATGACTTCTTCACCATACTGACTTAGATCTGGTGCAGTCCAATCATCAGGCACTGATGTCTCAACAGCAATCTCTGGATTTTGATATCCAGTACCACCATTATTAACAACGATACCACCAACACCAACCAGTGCTTTAATATTTGCGTCAAATCCACTAATGGAGTCAACTCTAACAACTGGTCTGGATGTATAACCAGAACCAGGTGAGGTGACACTAACTTGACGAATAGATCCCTTTGTTATAGCAGTTGAAGCTTGTGCATCTTTTCCAAATACAGCACCAAGATAATCGAATGTTACCAAGGAGTTAGAAGATTCAATAACAGCAACTTCACGATCACTAATTTCTCCACCTATCCTGATAAAGTCAGTAGGCTCGATTGGTGGTACAACTTCTGCAGCGTCAACGTCTGCTTCAGATCCAACGAAGGAGAATGCTACGAAAGTTGATCCCACACGAGGAATTTCTGTAAAGATAATTCTAGATCCAACCAATTCAAAACCAACGCCAGGTTCTTGAACAACACCGTTAAGAGAAACGATGATATTATTTTCTGGACGTATTGTGGAAGACTGGACACCTTCTGTTAGCGTTAGTGAGTAGAATACATCATTACGCTTGAGGTT